AACTGGATCAAATACAAGTTATAGTGACGCTGCATAGGAGAAAATTATGGCATCAACATACACCCCTCTGGGTATAGAAAAACAAGCAACTGGTGAAAATGCTGGTACTTGGGGAACAAAAACAAATACTAATTTAGAAATCGTAGAACAAGCAATTGGTGGAACAGCTTCACAAGCCGTGTCTGATTCTGGAGATACAACTCTTTCAGTATCTGATGGTGCAACTGGTGCAACTCTTGCACACAGAGTTATAGAATTTACTGGATCATTGACTGCATCTAGAAACGTTACAATACCTTTGGATGTTCAACAACTTTATCTTTTAAAAAACGGAACCTCTGGATCACAAAATGTCGTATTCAAATATGCAACCGGATCAGGAACTTCAGCTACTATTGCAAATGGTAAAACTATTTTAGCATATGCAAAAGCAGATGATGGCACTAATCCAAATATTGTTTCTGTTGAGTTTGGTGGAGACGTCGTGGATGACACTACACCACAATTAGGTGGTAATTTAGATACTAATTCTTTCATGATTGACTTTGACGATGATCATGGAATTAGAGATGAAAATGGCAATGAACAGCTACAATTTCAAACAACAGCCTCTGCAGTAAACCATTTTGATATAACAAACGCTGCGACTGGTAATAGTCCTACTATTTCAGCAGTTGGTGGAGACTCTAACATAGACCTTACTTTAGTGCCAAAAGGCACAGGGGTTGGTAAATTAACTAATGCTAATGGCACTAGTTCTACACAAAAAATAACAACAGACGGAAAAGCTATTGCATTGTCTTTAGTTTTCGGATATTAATTTAAAAGGAGATTAAAATATGGCAACACCAAATCTAGCTAACGTCGCAACGATTACCCCTAAGAATGCTATGGGCACTTTAGCAGATACAAACAGAACTACAATGATCGATGTTCCTGCAGAAACTGCAGTTAGAATTGATTCAATATTATTAGCAAACATTGATGGAACTTCTGCTGTTGACGCAACAGTAGAAATTAGCAATGATGATGGTTCAACTTATTTTAAAATTGCAAGCACAATTTCAGTGCCCGCAGATTCAACATTAGATTTAATCAGTAGACCAATTTATTTAGATGAAACAGATATAATCGCTGTAACAGCGGGTGCTGCCAACGATTTAGCATTTCATGTTTCATATGTTGAATTAGTAGATTAATTTTAAGGAGGAAAGATAACAAATGCCAAGAATTATAAAACCAGCAAAAGGAACTTTTACATCAGCAACAGTAACTGTTGATTCATCTGGAAGAGTAATCGCTGCTTCATCTGGTGCTGGCGCAGCTAACATGGTTTTAACAAAAGTTGATGCAGCCCCAAGCAGTGGTGCTAACGGAACTTTTACTGCAACAAACAACACTTCAAAAATTTTAGTTTACATGAGAGGTGGTGGCGGAGCGTCAGGAAATCTAACAGCTGGATCCCCAGGAAATAGCGGTGGAGGCGGACTTGCTGGATTTGGTGTTTTAGCAACCCCAATATCACAACCTTTTTCAGTGCCCTATGCTTTAGGAGCAGCAGGTAATACTGGACCTGTCAATTCCTCTGGAAACGCAGGAACTGCATCTACTTTTAATACAAATTTTGTTGCAAATGGTGGAGGCGGTGGAGCCCGAGGTGGAAGTCCTGGAGCAGGAGGATCAATGGGTAGTGTAACAGGTTCATCAAATGCCATTGATTTAACTAGTCCAGGAAATACAGGTGGTAATCCAGCCGTTACAACTACTGCGCAAATACAAACTATTAACAGTTATAACGCTGAGCCAATTATTAATTCAGAAATTGATGTAGGGCGTGCTCAAGGTACAAATCAAACCGGCGCTGATAAAGGAGTAGTGCAATGTGGTATGGGAGGAAGTCTACAAACTACAACAACTGGAAACGTAGGCGTAGCTGGTGGAATAAAAATTTATGAGGACATAGGTTAATATCGTGGCTAAAATAGTTTTTAGAAATGTAGAAAATTTACAAGCAGGTGATCTTATTGGTTTTGCTAAAACAGATGTAGATTTAGAATATTTAACTAGGGGTCAAGATAATTTATATAAAATATTTGACGTATCAGATGAAGATTATGATGCGGTAGTTGAAGGCACTAAAGAATTTGATCATGAAAATTTTTCTAATAATACACCTACTATAAGAGTGCGTCCAACACAAGAAGCTACATCTATAAGTAGAGAAGATTTTGAAAAAGAAATAAACTATCGTATTCATGAATTGACTCAAAAAATTGAAGGCAGACCAAATCACTCTCAAATAGAAAAAGCTAGACAAAGTTTAGAATATCTAATATCAATTGATGTAGATAGTTTAACTTATCCTACTTCAGGGATTGAATTTAAATTAAAAGAAAATAATTTATTATTTAATTTTAACGTATTTTAATTTATTATTTAAATTGTTGAAGAAAGAAATTATTTATGAAAGAAAAAATAATAGAATTTATTTACCCTGAAAATTCAAAACATGTATTTGAAGATGTTTTTCCAATTCCAGCTAAATTAAATATACCTAGTTGGTTTAAAAAATTAAATCACACACGAGAATATAGAACTATTAAGGGTTGTATGCCTTTTTTAGATACTTTAAGAGCTGGGTATATATTAAAATTAAGTCAAGATTTTTATTTTAAATATAATTTTACTAATGAAAATAATCAAAAAGACTCAGAATTTGCTGTTGGATGGCAGTCATATGAGCGTAGTGTTTTAGATATAAAAGGAATGAATGTAAATGCAGGAGACCCTCAATCACACCCAACAGGTCAATTAGGAAAAGATTGTCCTTTTCATAAAAAAAATAAAGATCAACCTTATTTTAAAATTTTAAATCCATTTATTATTAAAACTCCACCCGGATATTCATGTTTATTTGTTCCTGTTTTAAATAATAATGATGACAGATTTCAAATCATACCTGGAATAGTTGATACGGATACATTTGATTTGCCAGTTAATTTTCCAATTATAATTAATGGAGACAGGTACCCAAACTTAGAAACTGTTATAAAAAGAGGAACTCCTTATGCTCAAGTTATCCCTTTTAAAAGAGATAATTGGAAAATGATACTTTCAGAAGGAAGAAGAAAAAATTATTTTTTTTCAACATTAAAAATTTGTAGACAGTTTATAAATAATTATAAAGATGCTTTTTGGGTTAAAAAAAAATGGAATTAAAAGACTATATTAAAGTATTTGATAATACCATAGAGCCTGAAAAAATTGGGTCTTTAATAAAATATCTCAATAAAGTTAAATTTAATCCAACATCTGTTATTGATCAAGAGAAAGGTAACGTTGTTAATAAAGAAATTAGAAACACTGATTCATGGGTGTTTGATGATAGCAGTTATAGTAATGTTCATTGGAAAAATTTTTTAAACTACACTTTAGTAAATGTATATCATGAATATAGAAAAAATCTTGATTTAAAATCACAAATAAATTGCACAGATGTAATCACAGTTGAGGCTTTAAAATATGAAGAGGGTGGTTTTTATACGATACATCATGACCATCATTCAGCAGCGCCTAGAACTTTAAGCATGATTTTATTTTTAAATAATGATTATAAAGGTGGTGAGTTAATTTTTCATGGTCCAAAAAAAGAAACAGAAAAAATTAAAACAGTGCATCCAGAGCCAGGTAGAGTTATAGTATGGCCTTCAAATTTTTTATACCCGCATTCAGTTGAAAAAGTAACAAAAGGAACAAGATATACGGTGGTATCATGGTTAGCGTAGATAAATTAAGATATAAAATTATTCCTAATTTTTTAAATAAAACAGAAATAGATCTATTAAAAAGATATTGTAAACTACAACATTTTAATAATCGAACTAGTTTTGATTTAGTTCAAAATAATAATGCTGATACTTATTTTTACAAAGATCCTTTAATAGAAACTATTTCAAGTAAAAAAAGATTTTTAATTGAAAAAGAAATTAATATTGAATTATACGAAACTTATACTTTTTGGAGATGTTATACTTATGGCGCTGAACTTAAAAAACATACTGATAGACCCTCTTGTGAAATAAGTGCTACTGTTTTTATTGATTCAGATAAAAACGATTGGGGTATTTTTATGGATGAAACAAAAGTAATGTTAAATAAAGGAGATGCTTTAATTTATAATGGTTGTAGTGTAGAACACTGGAGGGAGCCTTTTGATGGGGATTATCATATCCAAGCTTTTCTTCATTACGTTGATAAACATGGTGAGCACGCAAATTATAAAGGAGATGTAAAAAGATGAAAATAATACAATACAAAAACGATGGATCAGCTAAGATTGAGTTTTCTGAATTAGAGATAAAAATTATAAATGAAAAAAAATGTTTTGACCTTCCCGCAGAATCTTTAAAACATATAGTTAATAATTTAATGTCAATCATAGTTAATTTTCAAGAAAATTTTCCTGAAGATATTAAAAAAATAACTTCTGTAAGAGAAAGTAAAGATTTAATTAAATCGAAAGATGAATGAAATATAACATATTCCCAACACCCATATGGGTTGAAGACATAGATAGTTCAAAACTTGAGCTTACCACCGAAGAATATAAAAAAGCGTGGTTAAGTGGCACTTTGTCTTCTTATTTAAGTAATAACAATAAAATGACACAAAAGGGTGCAAAATATTTAAAAGAACAGATAATTAACTGTTTACAAGATTTTAAAATATATGATTGCAAAATTATAAATGTTTGGAGAAATATTTATGATAATGATTTTCAAGAAAGGCATACACATCCAAACTCTTCTTTCTCGTTCACTATATATGAAAAACTTGAAAAACCACAAACAGTATTTTTTCATCCAAGTCATGATATGATTTATGCAACTAAAGTAGATCCGTATATTGACTGTATTTTTTTTCCTCAAGTAAAACAAAATCAAATGATTTTATTTCCTAGTTATTTAGAGCACATGGTTAAAAAAGCTAAAAACTCTATAACCATAAGTGGAAATATAGGTATATGAAATTTTTAGGAGTTAGGGTCGGAGAGCATGACTCTAATATTACATACACTGATGGTGTTAATGTAAAATATTTTAAACCAGAAAGAGCAAATCAAATAAAGCATTTTGCTTATAATGATATTTTTTCTTGGTTTGAATCCTCGTTTTATTTAAAATATAATCTAAAAGACATTGATGCTATTGCATTTGTTTTAGATTCATATCAATTTCCATGGTTAAGTGATTGTAAAACAGATGATCTTTATCAATTAATAAACATACCCTATCCAATTTTTACTGAATTAAAATGTCCTATCTATAAAATAGATCACCACTATGCACATAGTCTAAGCTCATGGATGTTAACCTCAAACTCTGACGTTGATTTTGTTATAGATGGTTATGGAGATTTTGAAAAATCTTGTAGCGTGTTTAAAAATAATAAATTACTTAAACACTATACACTAAACGACATATACTCTTTAGGTAAATTTTTATCTTACGAAAGTAAACAACTATTAAATGTGCAAGGATTAGATATGGATATAGCCGGTAAGGTTATGGCACTTCAATCTTTTGGTCACGTTAACAAAGAGTTTTACAATTACATAAAACAATTTAATTTTGAAGAGTCTAAAAATATATATGATTTTAAAGTTTTTCGTAAAACCGTAGGCAGTGATATTGTTGTTGGACACAAAGTATTAGATTTTGTAACAACAGTGCATAAAAGAATGGAAGAAATAATTCCAAATTTTTTTACAAAATATATTGATAAACACACTTTTACATATTCTGGAGGAGTGGCACAAAATATTTGTATAAATACAAATATAAAAAAATTATCTAATAATATTGTTATACCACCTCATTGTGCAGATGAAGGATTAAGTTTGGGTTGTGTTGAATTTTTAAGAAGACAATATGAACAACCTGTTTTTGACAAAAGTAATTTTCCATTTTGGCAAACAGATGTAGAACCAGATACTACACCTTCAGACACTTTAATCAAACAAACAGCTAAGGAATTAGCAAAAGGTAAAATTGTTGGTTGGTATCAAGGGCACGGTGAAATTGGACCAAGAGCGTTAGGTAATAGGTCTATATTAATGAGCCCTGAAATTAAAGATGGTAAATCTATATTAAATAAAAAAGTAAAACACAGAGAGGACTATAGACCTTTTGCTGCCTCTATAAAGTTAGACAAAACAAAAGATTATTTTGATTGGGAAGGTGAAAGTGAGTTTATGTTATACAGTGTTAAATTTAAAAACAAAGTTTTTGATTCAATAGCACATGTGGATAAAACAAGTAGAATACAAACTGTAAAACCAAACCATGAATATTTTTACAGATTATTAGATGAGTTTGAAAAATTAACAGGACTACCTGTGCTTTTAAACACGTCTTTAAATAATAATGGTAGACCTATAGCAGGCAAACCTAAAGATGCTTTTGCTCTTTTAAAACACTCTGATCTTGATTTTTTGGTTGTAGGGGACTGTGTTTACGGAAAATAACCATGTTGATTTATGGTAATTTTAAATATATTATCCAGCTGTTTACTTAAAAAGGTACATTATGTTACAAAAAATAGGATTTCAGCCAGGTATAAATAAACAGATTTCAGAAACTACAGCAGAGGGCCAATGGGTTGACTGTGATAATGTTAGATTTAGGTATGGTTCACCAGAAAAAATAGGTGGGTGGAATCAATTAGGTGGTTCAGGGTCAAATGAACTAACAGGTGCGGGTCGAGGTATGCACCATTTTATAAATAGCTTATCAAGAAAATACTCCATTATTGGAACAAACAGAATTTTATATGCTTTTTCTGGAGGTGTATTTTATGACATACACCCTATTAAATCTACAACGACGCTTACTAGCGCTTTTACCACGACCAACGGATCACCAACTGTTACAATAACTTTCAGCACATCTCATGGTATAAATTCACAAGATATAATTTTATTAGACAATTTTTCTACAATTACAGGATCTAATTTTAGTGCGTCTGATTTTGATGACAAAAAATTTATGGTAACAACAGTTCCAACAGCCACTACCTTAACAATCACGATGCCTTCAAATGAATCAGGTTCTGGTGCAACGACATCAGGAGGAATTAGAGTACAACATTATTATCCTGTAGGACCAGCGGTGCAAGCAAAAGGTTTTGGTTGGGGTCTTGGATCTTGGGGTGGAGAAGATACTTCAGCATTAACAACTACTTTAAATGGTGCATTATTAGATGATACTGCAGGGACAGGTGGATCAGGAACTTCTATAACTTTAACAGATGCTTCACAGTTTCCAAGTTCAGGAACTAATTTTATACAAGTTGGTAACGAAGAAATATCTTACACAGGTGTTTCTGGAAATAATTTAACAGGAATTACAAGGGCGGTTAGAAATTCCACAAGATCTGCACACTCTGATGGAGCCACAGTTACAAACTCTTCAGACTTTGTTGCATGGGGCGAAGCAGCATCAGGTGACTTAGTATTAGAACCAGGTATGTGGTCATTAGATAATTTTGGTGATAGAGCTATTTGTTTAATTCACGATAGTGCTGTATTCTCTTGGAACTCTGCATTGTCAAATGCAACAGAAACAAGAGCCGCAATTATTACAGGTGCACCTACTGCATCAAGACACATGGTTGTATCTACACCTGATCGTCACTTAGTTTTTTATGGAACAGAAACAACCATTGGTGATCCAGATACTCAAGATGATATGTTTATTAGATTTTCAGATCAAGAGGATATAAATACGTATACACCTACAGCAACTAACACAGCTGGCACACAAAGACTTGCTGATGGATCACAAATTAGAGGAGCCATTAGAGGTAGAGATGCGATATATGTTTGGACAGACACAGCTTTGTTTACGCAACGTTTTGTTGGTCAACCGTTTACATTTGCGTTTGCACAAGTTGGAACTAACTGTGGACTTGTTGGACAAAATGCATGTGTAGAAGTTGATGGTGCTGCATACTGGATGTCAGAAAATGGTTTTTTTAGATATGCAGGTAAGTTAGAATCATTACCTTGTTTAGTAGAAGATTTTGTATTTGATAACATAAATTTAGAATCTGGTAATCAAATGGTATCTGCTGGGTTAAATAATCTATTTGGTGAGGTTATGTGGTTTTATCCAGAGTCGAATTCTTCTGTTGTAAATAGAATGGTTGCATACAATTATTTTGATTCATCACCACAAAGACCAGTATGGACTGTGGGTAGTTTAGCAAGAACGATGTGGAGAGATTCTGCAGTTTTTGGTAAACCACATGCTTTAGAATACGATGCATCTACTGATACATCTTTTGATGTTGTTGGAAATACTGAAGGTAGAACATCATACTATGAACACGAAACAGGGACAGATCAAAACAGAAATGGAACTATAACAGCCATAACTGCTAATATATTATCTGGAGATTTTGATATTACACAACGACAACAAGGTGTTGCAGACATAAGAGGAGACGGAGAGTTTCTAATGAAAATTAGAAGATTTATTCCAGATTTTATATCTCAAACAGGCAACACTAGAATTACTTTGAATTTAAGAAACTTTCCAAATGACACTGCTGCTAGTTCTTCTTTAGGTCCTTTTGACATAACTACATCGACACAAAAAATAGACACTAGGGCAAGAGCTAGAGCCATAGCATTAAAAGTAGAAAATATATCAACTAGTCAAAACTGGAAGCTAGGAACTTTTAGATTAGACATACAACCAGATGGACGTAGATAATGGCAAAGATAGCACAAGTATTAACAAGAGCATCAAAAGAATATGATTTTACCGTAGCAGAATCTCAAGTTCGAGATTTAGATGCTATTGTTGAAAAATTAAATACTACGTATCAAGAAGAATTAAAAGAGGAGGTAGAAGCATTTAACTTCTTTTTAAATTAATGGCTAATAGTTTTATAAATAAAAAAGTAGATTTAACTACAACAGATTTAACTACACTGTACACAGTGCCTAATTTCAAAACAGCTGTTGTTAAATCTATATTAGTATGTAACGATGCAGGATCTGGATGCAATATAGACGTTACTTTAGTGAATGCTAGTGGTAACATATTTAGTCTGTTTAAGACAAAAACTATAGCAACAATTACCACAACAGAACTTTTAACTAACCCACTTGTAATGGAAGAAAGTGAGATATTAAAAGTACAAGCTTCTGACGCAAACGAACTGCATGTCATAGCTTCAATATTAGAGATACAGCCAAGAGAGGTAACAACATAATGAAAAATCTACCAGTAATAGAACCAAAAGAAGTAATAACAACAATAACCAATATGAAGACAGGCGAAAAATATAAGGATGATGCTGAGTGGAAAGCAAAAGGTATACCTGAATCTGAGATAAGAAAAGATGTTAGACTGATAATGCCTAGCCTTGATTTATTTGGAAAAACAAAATAAAAGGGACAAATGGCCATAACAAGATCACAACAAGCAAAACAGATGTTACAAGACGGCGGTATGCTAGTCAAACCAGGGTTTGGTGGTACTAGACAAGGATATCGTGGAGTGGGAGAATATGGAGGTGGAGATGAAGGACCAGCCACTGGTCAAGGACCGGCTGGTGATGGAGGTAGAGAAGATAGAAGAGCTGGTCAATACGGATCTCCAGAGGGAAAAGCAGTTGCTGATAGAGACTCAGGTAAGGGTGGATTTTCATTAGATAAACTTCCAAGCGTTAGATTAGCAAAATTTGTAGTTGATAAACTTGGAAAATTTGGTCGTAGAGGATTTAACCCTGACGATTTATTAGGAACTCCAGATTTTCAAGGAACAAGATCGTCAGTTGATGATGACGATGATAGTAGAGGAGAAGAAGCAGGTATAAGATCAGCTATGAGATTTAATCCAATGACAACAGCAGCTTCTATGATGAATCCAATGACACCACAACAAGGTATTGGAGCATTAGATTTAAATAGAATAGCATATAGATTTATGGCAGACGGTGGTTTTTTAGAGGACACAGATGAGGCAAGACAAGCTTATGGATTAGGTAGCATAGTTAAAAAAGCATTTAAGACAGTTAGAAAACCTTTTAAAGCAGTAACTAAAACTTTAAAAAAAGTTGCAAAAAGTCCAACAGGTAGATTACTATTAGCGGTTGCAGCACCTTATGCTCTTGGACCTGCTGTGGCTAGTTCTGCAGCTTTAAGTGGTTTAACAGCAGCACAACAAGCAGCTTTAATATCTGGCGCAACAACAGGTATCACGCAACTTGCATCAGGTGAAGATTTAGATCTTAAGGACATTGCATTGTCAGCAGCAATAGGTGGAGCAAGTGCAAAAGCATTTCCAGCAGGAGGATCAAGTCGTGCAGTTTCGCAGGCACCAAGAGGTCCAGCAGAGTTAGGAATGACAACTAGAGGTGCAATAGGCACTCCAGGTTTTAAATCTAGTTTAGTTGATGAAGTTGCACTTACAGGTGGTAGAGCATTTACGGGACCACAAGAGTTAGGATTAACGGCACAAAGAGCAGCAAAAGAATCAGCACTTGCACAATCTTTAAAACCAACTGCTTTTACTAGTGCAGATAGAAGAAGAGAATTAGCAGGTATTAGATCTATAACAGATGCTGCCAAAAAAACTGATCCTAGTCTTTTGAAAAAAGCTACAGAAGGTTTAGCTAAATTAAAAGATAGTAAACTAACAGATATTTTACTAAGAAACAAAGATGGAAAAATAGATCCTTTTAAAGCCATCGCTTTAACAACTGGTATAACTGGTTTATTAGCTGCTAAAGAACAAGAACAAGAAGATGAGTTTGGTGAAATAGACAGAGGACCCGGAATAGATATTGCTGCTATTAGAAGAAGACCTTTTGATACTCTAGCACCTAGATTTGGTGGTAGTCAGTTTGACTTTTACGCAGCAGAAGGTGGTCGAGCAAAGAAAGAACCTGTAGCTAAAAAGGTAATGCCTTTACTAGATATGGGAGGTATGGAAAAAGATTATAGAGCTGAAGGTGGATTCGTCCCTATTGGACGTATGGAAAAAGCAGATGATGTTCCTGCAAGATTATCAAAGAATGAGTTTGTATTTACAGCTGATGCAGTTAGAAATGCAGGTGAGGGAGATGTGGACAAAGGGGCAGAAGTTATGTATAACATGATGAAGAACCTCGAAGCCGGGGGTGAAGTATCCGAAGAATCGCAAGGCTTAAAAGGCGCAAGACGAATGTTTCAAACATCACAAAGATTAGAGGAAGTATTATAATGAGTGTAGCTGAACAAAGAACATTACCCGCAAAATTTGTTGAAGATTTAGGTGTAGATTTAGCAAAACAAATTACAGCACAAACAGCTGTACCAGTTGTAACAACAGGTATCGCAGGTATATCACGGCAGCCTGGAGAAACTGCAGAAGGTTTTAAAGCAAGACAAGATGCAGCTAGAGCATTTACAACAAGACAACAAAGTTTAGCGGGATTAGCACCACAAATTGCTTCAAGAGATCCCTTACAAACTCAAGCTCAACAATTAGCGCAAGCTGGAATAGGATCATTTCAACCATTTGTAACTGCAGCACAACAACAAATTGGTGCAGCAGGAGCTACAATAGGAGGAATATCAACAGGAGCCCCAACCACACAACAAGTGACAGATTTTATGTCACCATTTCAATCCCAAGTAATTGATGCTTCATTAGCAGAATTTGATCGTAATAGAGCTATACAAGAACAACAGATAAGAGATCAACAAGCAAAATTGGGAGTGCTCGGCGCTGGTCGAGCGGGAGTGCAACTCGGAGAGTTTGGCACAGGGGCGGCAAGAGAAAGAGCTTTGTTACAAGCAGGATTATTGCAACAAGGTTTTGGACAAGCTATGCAAGCTAGACAACAAGACATAGCTAACAGATTTAATATTGCTCAAGCACAGTCAGGTTTAGGGCAACAACAAGCAGGTTTAGCATCACTCGTTCCAGGTTTACAAGGTCAAGATGTTTCTACTTTAGGAAGATTAGGAGCACTTAACCAAGCACAGGCACAAGCTCAACTTGATGCACAAAGAGAGGCAGTAAGACAAGCAACATTCCAACCTCAAGAACAGTTAGATAGATTTGCTGCACAAGTTACTGGATTAATGGGTGGATATCCAGCACAGTTTCAACAGTCTATAAGACCAAATCCTACACCACTACAAACAGCTCTTGGTGTTGGTACAACATTAGCAGGAATATACGGTTTAACTAGATAATATGAACAGAATATTAAAAAGACCAATGTTTAGAATGGGTGGTTCATCAGGGACTGGTATTACATCAGGACTAGATAAACCAAGACAAATGTATAAAGAAGGAGAAGATGTAACACCTAAGATAGATACTTCTAGATTAATGCCCACTGCATTACCAGGATTTTTAACACAGTTTGGTTTAAATTTATTATCACAACCAGGAGGACAGAATATATTTCAAACTGCTGCAACTGCAGCTCAAGAACCTTTTAAAACTTTTCAAGCAGCTAAACTTAGAGAAAAAGAAATAGAGGATAAATTTGCTAGAGATTTAGCATTACAATTAGCTAAACCTCAAAAACAAACATTAAGACAAGGTGTTGATAGAACAACCGGTAAAAGAGGTTTTTTTACAACAGAGGAAATCTTAAATAACCCTAATATAATTCCACCAGATAATAGGATGGCATTTACTTTTGATGCAGACTCACAAACTTTAAGTCAAGTACCAGTTAGTGAAAGAGATAAAAGATTAGAGGATCAAAGACTTGCACAACAAATAGTATCTAGCGTTAATACAGTTGGTAGGCTTAAAGATGATATGATTGAAAGAGTTAAAAATTCTCCTACTGGAGCTGTAGCAGGTATATATACTGCTTTAGAAGGTTTCTCTGATCAATTAGCACAAGCTTCATCAGCTTTAGGTTTTAATGAAAACAGTTTAGATTTTGATATTAATACATCAGAAAAATTAGATAAATATTTAGAAGGTAAAGGTATTACAAAAGGAGCGGCTAATTTTGGTAGATTAAAAGGTTCTGTAATTAATTTGGCTTATCAATTAGCAAAAATTAAAGAGCCTGGAAATCCAAAACTTTCAGAGGGTGATATTATAAGACAATTAGATAGAATAAGATTTGGTCAATCGAGAGAAACTTTTATAGCTGGATTAAATCAAATTTTTGATGATGAGGTAATTGCGGCAAGAGGACAAATTGAAGGTTATGGATTAAACCCAGATGATTATTTTAAAACAGGCACAAGTAAAAAAAAGAGCACAAAAGGTTCACAAACTGATTCAACAACTGTAGATGATGATCCTGCTGGTATAAGAGATTATTTATAGGAGTAAACATGTCTTTAAAAAAACTTAGACAAAAATATCCTGAATACAAAGATATACCAGATTTAAAATTAGCTGAAGCATTTTACAAGAAACATTATTCAGATTTAGATGAATCTGATTATTTTAAAAGGATGTTTCCTGAAATTGCTGCAGAAAGAGCAGAAGATGTTTATACAGATTTTGCATTTCCAGATGATGAATTTGGAGGTGCTTTTGAATCAGAAACTACTTTCAGACCAACCACGTCAGATATTGCAAAACAAGCAAATGTTGCAATAAATGATCCAGCATCTAGTAAAGCTAGGTTTGGTGCATCGTTGGGATATAACCAAGAACAAAAAGCATTGGCTATTAAAAACGTATTATCAAAACAGTTTGATAGAGATATAGATGTTAGAGTTGGTCCTAACACTGGCAAACTAGAATACTTTAATCCGAGAACAGAACAATATGCTTTAGTTGATGCACCAGGTTTTGATATGGGGGATTTTGCAGATTTAGGTGGAGATGCTTTAGTTATAATACCTGATATAGC